GCTTTTTAGTTTCTGTATCCCAATAAGCCAAACAATGGATCTTTGTCATTTCGTCTAACAAGCCGTCAGACTCAAGGTCAAAGATTTTCATGTTTCTCCTTAGAACGGCATCTCATCGTCAAAGTTATGCTCTTTGAGTCTGCCTGTTTCATTTTGGTAAGTTAAAAGGCACGCTTTGCCTGTTTCGCCCGTGAACCTGTTTTTCACAACACGAACTGTAGTTTTGTTTTGCTCGTCACCTTGCTGATCACGCTCAAGGCCAATCACAATATCGGATAATTGACCGATGCTATGGCTGCCACGCAAAGAGTTCAGTGAAACTTGCAGACCGTCTTCAAAACCTTTGTTGCCTTCAGGTCGTCTCAGATGAGACACTAGCAGCATGCCAATGCCTGTCTCTTCAACTAGAGTGCGGAGTCTTGTCATACATACATCTATGGCTTTCCGTTCATCCGCAATATCAAGACCACTAATAAGAATAGATATATGGTCAAGAATAACCCAAGAACACTCAAGTCCTTTGGCCAAGTAACGTATTTTAGCAATGATATTGTCGACAGCCACGCTGCCAAAACTATCGTAAAGATAAGTGCTACCGCTGCCGAATAGCTCATTAAACGCATTGCGGAGCTCACCTTTTTCCACATTGTTTGCGTCGATGTGGAGCAGCTTGTTAAGCTCGATACCAATAAGACCGAGCGCAGTCCTTTTGACTGACTCTTCGAGGGCGATGTATCCAACGCGTTCTCCTTGTTTTATGAGATGATGAGCGCATTCACGGACAAAAGCAGATTTGCCGATACCCGACCCTGCTGTTACCGTGATTAACTCGCCTTTGCGCATGCCTCTTGTTTTGTCGTTGAGACCAGCAAAGGGATAGTCAATGGCAGATGCTGCCTCCTGCCTGCTCACCACATCCCATAAGTCTTTGGCAGCAATAATACCGTCAGGTCTGTATTGCGGGGCGTTCCAAACTGCTTGGACAAGCTCTTTAACACGACCTGCAAGTAACATTTCATTTGCGTCTTTTAGTGGCAATTGAGCCACAAATGCTTTGCCTGGCTCGAGGATCTCGGCACAAGCAGAAGCAGCTTCTTGCCCTGGCTTATCAGCATCAAAGCAAAAGACAACTTCAGTAAAATTCTGAAGCCATTCTAGCTCTCTTCTGACAGCCTTAGGCGCACTTTGAGCGCCTTGGGGTACAGATACCACAGGCCACTTGTTACCAAGCGCCTGGGATAAAGATAGGGCGTCTATTTCACCCTCAACAATGAACAGTCTTTTGCCTTTGCTTTGCAGCCACTGGCCAAAGAAAGGAAGGTTAGAGCCATCACCGATGACCCTAAACTCCTTGTCTTTTGTTCTTGTTTTAAGAGCAACTAGTTTGCCGTTGCGATAGTATGGAGCGATTTGTCGTGAACTATCCACTCGATACCCGAAGTGTCTTGCTGTATCAGCTGAGATACCTCGGGCTTTGAGTGCTTGTGTTTGTGCTTGCGAGTATACAATGTCTGCTTCCGATGTACTTTTGGTCGGTACTTCGGTGAACGGACTTGCTTCGCTAGATGGTTCCTGACTTTCATCGACTTCTCCATATGTTTCGCATGAGAAACAGTATGTATGTCCGTCTGTGTAAAGTGAGTTGGCGTCGCTGCTGCCGCAGTTATCGCACGGAAGATGCGCTAAAAATGTCGCTGAGGAATCCTGTGTTTCCGTCATGTGTTGGCTCCGTCCATCCTTCAGGTTTGATTAAATCCCAGCCGCCACTTTGTTCGCGACCAGGTTTGACACCGCGCTCTTTTGCCATGTTGGCTAAGTGCACTTCGTCCCACGCTTCTTGGATGTCGACACCTAGCAAAGCTAATGTGCCGAGAGCAAAAACCGTTAGATCAATTAGAGAATCGACAATGCCCTCATGGTCGTTAGCAGCCACTGCTGCACCAAACTCAGAAAGCTCTTCTTCCATTTGTTCACCGCGGAAATAAAGTTTTCCGAGTGTGAGTGGTTCGTGATTAAAACCGTATTTGGCCTGCAAGGCGTAAACGTCAGCTACGATGCTAGACATGCTCTCTCCTTTTAGGTTTAGCGAAAGCCTCGACAAATAAATCTATGTCGTGCTTTTCGTAATCAAACAGTATGTAAGTGCCGTGTCTGCCTTCACTTGCTAGCTTGTCAAAAGTGGTCAGCACAGGTGCAATGTCTTTGAACATCTCAGGACGTTCTGATTTCATGCGGTTGTGCGTGCCGATAGCAGAGTCAGTGCGACACAAAATGAAAGTTGGATTGTAGGCTTTGATGGCTTCTTGGCTTAAAGCAGCAGTGTCGTAACTTGGACCATCGCGGTAAGTTGTGCCGTATGCTGCTTCACTCAAAGCCCATCTATCAATGACGCAAGGAACATTTGCCATTTCTTCTAGCTTGCCTGCACTATGCAGAAGCAAGCGGTGGTAGACTTTTATGTTCCAGCGATCGTGGTAACTGCAGTGAATGTATTGAGCGTTTTGAAACTCACAGATCTTTTTTGCTAATGTCGTTTTTCCTGTGCAATCTGCACCTTCAATTATTATCATGGCCAACCTCTAAATTGGTCAGCAGCACGTTTTAAATTTGTAATGAAGTCACCTGGGTTTAGACACGAACAAGCAGTGTAGTATTTCTTTTCTGCGTCGTTTGTTTCTTGTGTCTCCAACCAGTTTTCGGCGTCATCAAAATGATGCTCATACAAGTGAAATGAGCCAGCGCGCACATAAAGATTTCCTAGTGATACGCCAATGCTTTTAACCATCCACAAATACACTTGCATGTATTTACCAATGGCTGAAAATGTGAACATGTCGTAAGGCATACCCCACACAACATCTTGGCTGCGCATATTTACGACAACATGCAGCTTGCCATCACGCAACAAAAACTGGATGCCTGTTGTGCATGGTATGTCTTTTGAAGGACCTGGTCGCTCTCGCCAAATGTTGATGTAACAACGTCTGCTGTCTGGATCATTGGCTAATTCTTCGGCTGCCCAACTAATTTGATCCATAACTTTTGGACCATAAGCGCCATTTAAGGTCATTCCGTCGTCACTAAAGCGTTGGTAGTTTTTCATGTACGGCATAATAAATTCTAAATCATTACGCCCTGACAAAATCCATGCTGCTTCGACAAACATAAATGGGTAGTTTAATTTTCTGCCTGAGTGAGTAACTACAGGCTGGTTCATATCGATTGAGTAATTGTAGTTAATTAGTTCTTTGATTTTCTGTTCGCGTGGGTTGCTAATAAAGTCGTAATTGTGAGCGGCTTTATTTAGCCCTGTAATCCACGCTTCATTTGGTGATGTCATAGACACTCCTACAAAAGAAAGGAGCGCCCGAAGGCGCCCCTAAATTACTTAAACAGCTTGCTTATAATGCGGCTTGCCTAGGTAATATTCTGTGTATGGTGTTCCACGTGTGTCTTGCTTGCTACGCTTTTTAACGTTGAAGCCTTTGCTGACCAAGCGGCTGATGGCTGCGGTCAAGTTTTGAAGATCAAATTCGTGCATAGCAATCAGCCGTGTGACTTTACGGCCTTGCTTCAGATGTTTGATGAGTTGTTCTTGTTTAGTCATAGATCCACTCTCCTGGAATAAGTTTGTCGGCGTATTTAAACCCATGCTTGTCACACCAATCTCCGTAGCTAGTCTTGCTGCCTTTGTTGATTTTTGATGCACTGCGGGTGAACACAAACCGAATGTCTAAGTCTGGATTTTGTTGTTTCACTAGACGCATTTTGCGGCGGTCTTCACTTGTGAACCGTCCTTTGCATTCAATGATGACGTCATTTGGTAAAACAAAATCTGGGATGTACTTAGCGTCTATTTGATATGGAATTTTGCGTTTCTCATACTCAAAGACGACACCAAGCTCATTGAGCTGTTCAGCTACCGTAGCTTCAAGTCCACTACGGTAGCCGTTTTCAAATTTGATGTGTCTAAAAGTCGAAAGCCGCATCGTTGCCTTTTGTTTCTTCTGGTGCTGCGTGGACATAGCCGTCTTCAACAGGCTCAAAGGTTGTCCCACCAAATTCAACGAGGTCGATAATTTGCACGGCGTTGAGATACATAGTGACACCAGTATTTCCTCCTGCGTTGTATGTTGACATTACGCCTGAGACTTTAATGCCTGAACCATTGCCGACGTTGAGGTCTTCTTTAATCACTGAACCTGCAGCATCATAAAGAACTGGCTTCTTAGCTGATTTAGCTCTGATGCGGACACCTCCGCTTTCTTCATCGATTTCAAATGGCCACTTGGCTTTTGGTAACGCTTTGTCACCGTATTCTTCTACAAAAATTTCTTTTGCTTTAGCCATAATGGCTTGAGCTTGATCTTTGGGAACCATAAGATCGGTTTTGTAGACACCTTCAGCATTGTAGCGGGTGTCTGGGTTAGATAACCACGGCCACACAGCACTACCTTTAGGCGTCACAAATTTAGCTTTGCTCATAAAGCACTCCTTTAATAAATTGTTTGATTATCTAAGATTGATGCTGCTTCTTTAAACAGCCAATTGATGTTCACACCGAGCTCATCAAGCTCTGCAAGAACATCTACAGGCACGGGAATATCGTCCTGTATGAGGTCTACTGCACGCGCAATAAGATCCTCACGCCGTTGCTCGTACGACATGCTAACTCCTATTGATGTATGTGGGGTTTAGGCGAAGGCGTAGTCGCTAGCTAAGACTTCTCTAAGATTAAGATTTCCGCGCTCTGGTATGTCGACCATGGCCATACGACTCTTGTCGTTTAACTGGCTAAAAGCGGAATTGTATAATCGTTGAATAACGTCAAAGTGCTCGTACATCGCAACAAATTGTTCTCTAATTAGGTATGAGAACTCTTGAGTGTCTGCTGCTTGTGTTCCAAAGCTGTCGTGGATCAGCATGAAGTCCTCCATGCCTTGATCTAATCCAGCTAAAACACTGAACATTAAGTGGCTCGCATCAAGTGAGTGGATAAAGTTTGGTGCTGCAGCATTGCGCTGCTTCATTTTATCCAAAGTGCCTTTTGGTGTTGTGCGTAAATTTAGCATTATGCAGTTGTACACGTCACCATCAGGTGTGACCTTGCTGTTTTGTGATGCTTCAGAAGGTCTTATTGTTTTGTCGTATAAGAATATGCGGACGCGGTTGATGTTGTAGTCCTCATACGCATGCACGACTGGTAGGCCAATTGGTGAAGTCCAAATTAAAGGCTTAGCTTCGTGTGCACATAACTGTGCGCACTTTTGAATAAACCGCATTCCTTCTGCTGCTTTTTGAACAACATCATTAACGGCTTCCCAAACTTTGCCTGCCATAAAACTGGCGCATTTAGATCCATTGTCTTCGCCAAATGGGTGTGCTTCTCTTATGCCTTCAAGAACATCGTCTTCAAGAGGTTTCATAAGATCTTCCATGAGCTGCTGCCTGAACCCAAACTTCTCGCTTGAGTAGGCAAAAGTCATGACGTTGCGTTTAACAACTTTGCGCGACACACCGTATTCACGCCAAGCTGCTGCTTCGTCTGAAGTGTCAGAAGCAATAGCATCGTTAACTCTGTCTGCAACAATCTGGTAAACATCAGCAGGCTTTTCTGCGTATGTTAAGTTAACTGTAGCACCACCTTTTTCGTCTCTAAGTGCAGCACTGTAGTGTTGAACACCACTGTTAGCACCGTCAACTGAGGGTGGTATGTGAGAGATATGATCGTCACCATTTTCAACATAGCCAGCAAAGTCAATGCAAGCTGCTAAGAACAAAAATGGTTTGTCGGCTTCTTGCCATAGGCTTCTTGTTAACCCTGGCTTTTTGCCAATCAAGTACAAAGCACGCTGGTTTTTATTAACCCATGCAATGCGGTCATTGAGTGATTTCTTACTTACTTTGTCAAAGTCGCCAGTGTTAGCAACGTTGATGCAAAGCCAATAAGCACCAGTAGGTCCTAGTTTCTTTCCGCGCGCAAATTGAAACAACGCACGTATGTGATCTGCTCGTTGGTGGTTGAATGTTGGTATCGGGTAAAGAC